TACACGCTTCTCGTGGTAAATATGCCCGCGCTGAACCTATATCTGCCCTATACGAGCGTAATCTTGTCAAGCATGTTGCAAACCCACCTGATGGGGCCAGCTTAAACGAACTTGAAACACAAATGCGAACATGGGAACCACTGGGTTCTGTAGGTTCTCCTGATAGACTTGATGCCCTTGTGTGGGCCTTAACTGAATTGTCATTGAATGGCTACAGTAAACCAAAACTCGCCCTTGTTTACAGCAATTCCAAGGGTCTCCTTAATAAATAAATAATGGAAACCTTTAGTCATGGTAAATAATCTCCCAGAGGCGGAAGCAAAGCTCGTTCTTGGTGTTGCAGGCCAGAATACCCTACATGGACAAATCCGTGCTGACGAGTTCTTGCCTGAGCTTCGTGGTAAAAAGGCTGTTCGTAAGTATCGTGAGATGCGAGATAACGATAGCACTATTGGTGCTGTTATGTACGCTGTGGAGCAAATCCTACGTGATGTGACCCTAGACGTTAAGGCAGTTAATGATACCCCAGAGGCTAAAGCTGAGGCTGAGTTTGTTAAGAGTGTCTTGCATGACATGGATCATACTCTAGACGATCACATTGCAGAAGCTCTGTCTTTCTTGTCCTATGGCTTTGCTTGGTTTGAAGTTGTCTATAAGCGCAGAGTAAGCCCCACCTCTCGTAGCGACAAGAAAAGATCGAAACACGAGGATGGTCGTATTGGTGTACGTAAGATTGCTTCTCGCGCACCTTGGACAATCAGTAAGTTCGATATAGACCAAAAATCTGGTGACGTTCTAGGTATCGAACAAGATGTAGGTGGTTTTAACAACAAGAACTACATCCCTCTTAATAAGTCTCTGTACTACCGCACAACAAGCCTAAATGGAGATGCCTCTGGGCGTTCTATCCTGCGTAACGCATATACCTCGTATGAGTACCTGAATAACCTTCAGTCTATTGAGGCGATTGCTGTAGAACGTGAACTTGCTGGTATTCCAGTTGCTCGTATCCCATCAGAGTACCTCTCGAATAGTGCGTCCTCTGACCAACTGTCTTTTGTGACTAGTCTCAGAAGCATCCTACGAGACGTTAAGTTTAACGAGCAGGGTTACATTATCCTACCTTCGGATACTTACCCAGATAAAGATGGCGCTCCAACTAATGTCCGTCTCGTTGATGTAGAATTGATGGCCTCTAGCGGCACTCGAAATATCAACATTGACCCCATCATCCGTAGATACCAGCATGACATTGCTCGTTCAGTTCTGTCTGAATTTTTGTTGCTAGGCTCTCAAGGCGGCTCCTATGCTCTGTCTAAAACTAAAACAGACTTGTTCCTTCGTGCATTGGAATCTTATATCCAAGCAATCGTTGATGTCTTGAACAAACAGTTGGTTGAACGTCTGTGGCAGTTGAATGGCCTAGATTACGGGCTGATGCCAACTATTGTTGCTGGTGATGTTGCTCCTCACGATCTGCGTGAACTGTCTTCCTTCCTTCGCAATCTTAATGGTGCAGGGATTGACGTTAGTAACCACCCAGAGGTCATCTCTGACCTTATGAGCATTGCTGAACTAGAGTACAACCCTGACACTCCTCCCCCAGTACCAGAGGCTACAACCAATGACTAGCTGGGAAAGACGTGGGTATGAAGTTCCTGATGCGAGGTTAGTCCAAGCTGAAAGAGAAATCTACAGACAGTTTGGAGAGTTCGTTTCAATTCACGAAAAAGCAAAGTCCCTAATCAAGTTTGGTAAATCTGCTGCTCTTGTTACAGGGTCTTTGCAAACAGTTTGGACAGTAGGTGGAGATGAAACCTACGTCTCAGCAAATGTCATTGATAGCATATCTTCTAGCTCCCTAACCGACCTACAAGAAATCTATATAGAGGGCCACACTGTCTCAGGAAGTGGTGAGGATCAGAAGTTTACTTTTGTCTCTCAAGTTGTAGCTTTAAATGGTAGGACAAGGGTAGCTTTACCCATTCCCCTTGCTAGGGTCTCTATGGCCTACAATAACAATGGCTCTTTGTTGACAGGTAGGGTCGCAGTATATGAAAACACTGCCCTTACCAATGGTATACCAACAGATGTGACTAAAATCCACATTGACATCCCACTTGGATTACAAGAGTCTTTTAAGGCCGCGACAACTTTCAGCGACAAAGACTACTTTATCTGCACTGGGGGCTTTGGGTCTGTTAGTCTAAAGCAAGATGGGGCTGCTGACTTCTACTTAGAAATAAGAGAGGCTGGGAAGGTGTTCCGTCAGGTAGCTGCAATTAGCGCCACAAGTTCCTCCCCTTGGATTATTGATCTAGACCCAGCAGTTGTTATCCCTAAGAATTGTGATGCTCGTATCCGAGTAGAGACCAGTGCCAATGGTGTTGTCGTATTTAGTAATTTCAAGGGCTACTTAGCAAAGGTAATACAATAGATGTCTGATGATATTGAAAAAGGTGTCATGGACACTCTAGCAGACAAAGCAAAAGACTTCAACGAGAAGTATGGCGAAAAGCATGGTCGTGTTACCGCTGCAAAGCTAAAACAAGTCTTTGATAGAGGTATTGGCGCTTACAAAACTAACCCTTCGTCAGTTCGCCCTAACGTGACTTCTAAAGAACAGTGGGCTTATGCCAGAGTAAATAGCTTCTTAGAAATCTATCGTGGGGCTAAAGCCGCTAACCATGATAAAGATTTGTTGCCAGATGTTCAAAAGGCACAGTACGCCAATGACATCTTTACCACAGAGATGGAAGCTGTAGCTCGTAGCTACGATATGGGTCTGGGTGGATACACTCACGTTTCCGAATACAACGGACAGGCCGTTTTTATGCCCGCTGAGAGCCATGAAGCCTATTTGGCATACTATGGTGCTGAAGACGATGAAGAAGGCTATGAGGACGATCAGGACGAGGCTACGGCCCCTTCTAGTGAGCGTATGGCCATGTTGCAGATGGTGATACAAGAAATTCTGAAAGAAGATGTTCAGAAGGCAGAGTACCAAGGTAAAACTGTAACCTTGAACAAACCTCGTCGCATCACAGGTGGCAACAAGAAGTTCGAAGTTTTCGTTCAAGATGGCGATAAGGTTAAAAGAGTAACCTTCGGCGATCCTAATATGCAAATCCGCAGGGATAACCCAAAGGCTCGTGCAAACTTCCGCGCTAGACACTCTTGTGACACCGCAACAGACAAGACTTCTGCAAGATATTGGAGCTGCCGTTTTTGGGAAAGTGATAATACAGTGAGTGAGCTTACTAAAACCGACTTTGAGTCCCGTGGTGAAGTTACCAAGATGGACGATGAAAAGCGTATTGTCTATGGCTACGCCTCTGTCATCTCTAAGAATGGGGAGCCTATCGTTGATCGTCAGGGTGACATTATCACTGCTGAAGAGCTTGAGAAAGCAGCCTCAGAGTTTATGCTCAGTAGTCGTATCGGTAAAACCATGCACTCTGGTGAACCCACTACAACAATCATCCACTCTTTCCCAATGACTGATGAAATCAAGAGGGCTTACCAGATTGAGTCTCCTTATGAGGCTTGGCTTATTGCTGTTAAAGTCCATGACGATCAAACTTGGGACATGGTAAAAAGAGGCGAACTCAAGGATTTTTCTATTGGTGGAAAAGCAAATCGCCGTGAATTGTAAGGTTTGCAAGGGTTGCGGAGAAGAAAAGGGCTTTAGTTGTTTTACTAAAGACAGTCAACGTAAGTTTGGTTTGTCCATCTATTGCAAAGACTGTCAGAGTAAAAGACGCAACAAGGACTACTCTGCAACTTATTATCAAAAGAATAAAGATGCCTGCCGCGAGAGGCTTCAGAGTTGGCAACGTAATAATCGGGATAAGACTAGGGCTTATTGTAAAGACTATTACGACAAAAACAAAGACTCTGAAGTTTTGCGGGCCATCAATAAGAGACAAGCAAGGTGTGGCAACAAGCTATCTCTAACAGCCTTGCAAGAGCAACAAATTAAAGATTTCTATTGGTTGGCTAAAGACCTTACCGCAGTGTCAGGTGAAACCTACCATGTAGACCATATTGTCCCACTACAGGGCAAGAACGTCTGTGGCCTCCATGTCCCTTGGAACCTCCAAGTCCTACCCGCAGACATTAACTTAAGCAAGGGTAATAGATATGCCGACGATGCTTGAAAACCTAAGGCTTGAAGAGGTGTCCCTAGTGGACAAGGGGGCTTCTATCGGAGCGCACATTACTCTCTTCAAGCGCGATAATTCCGAAAAGGATGTTAATAAAATGGATGAAGAAATGGAAGCCAAAGTTAAGGCTTACATGGAAGAAAAGGCTTGCGGTCGTGAGGAAGCCATGAAGGCTCTCGGCTACGATATGGCAAAGCCAAAAGGGAAAGCAAAACCTGACCCAATGGAAGCTATGAAAGCTGATGTTGCACGTCTGACCGCTGAGGTTGATCGTCTGCAAAAAGGTCTGGATGAAGCTGGTTACGTTGTTAAAGCTGACGTAATCGAAAAGAAAGCTCCAGTAGAGACTATTGAAGTTGGTGGCGTATCTGTTGTTAAAGCTGATATTCCTGCACCAGTTCTCAAAGCTCTTGAAGAAGCTGAAGTTGCTAAGAAGCAACATGAGATTGAGAAGGCCGACATTGAACTGACTAAGCGCGCAGAAGAAACCCTGCCTCATTTTGATGTTAATGTTGCCAAATCTTTGCTCAAAGCCTTTGCAGAAGACAAAGCTATCGTAGAGGCACTTAAAGCTGCTGACGTTGCTTTTGCTACTGCTATGACCGAAGTTGGTGAATCGGGGGCAGATGGCACTTTTGCTAATGCAACTGACGAATTGGACGCACTGGTGAAGTCCTATATGGACAAAAACAACATTAAAAAGAGCGACTATGCTAAGGCTTATGCGGCTGTAGCTAAGACCGATGAAGGTAAAGCTCTCATCAACAAATCCTATAAAGGGGAATAATTATGGCCGTTATGCAATCTCGTGATAACCGCACTTTCATCGCTGGCGCAGATTTGTCGTCCGCACAATTTAAATTCGTTACTCTAGAATCGACTGGTAAAGTAATTCTGGCTAACTCGGCTGGTGAGCAGGCTATTGGTGTTTGCCTTGTTGGCGGGGCTGCTGATGCTGCTGTTACTGTGACCCGTAGTGGCTCGGTTATGGTCATTGCTGGTGGCACGATTGCTGCTGGTGCTGCTGTAGCTACTACCGCTGCTGGCTTGGCTCTGACTGCTGCTTCGGGCAACGTGGTTATGGGTTACGCTAAAGAAGCTGGTGTTATCAACCAAGTCATCGAGATTGAATTGATCTCTGGTGGCAATGTTGTCCCCGCTTAATTCTAAAGTATAGATAAAGGATATTACTATGCCTATGTTGACTCCCTCCGCTGTGCATATCGACCAGCCACTTAGCAATCTGACGCTGGCTTATGTTCAAGAGCAAACGAACTTTATTGCTGACAAAGTGTTCCCCACTGTGGGCGTACAACGTCAGTCGGACAAGTACTACATCTATGATCGTGCGAATATGAACCGCGCGGGTGATGTACAGAAACTTGCTCCACGTACCGAAGTAAATCGTATCGGTATGTCTATCTCGAATAGCTCGTACTTTGCCGATGTTTATGGTCTAGGTATGGACTTTGACGAGCAGACTTTGGCTAACGAAGATGCCATGTTGGACATTCGTTCGGCTGGTGCTACGACTCTGGTAAACCGCCTGTTGATCCATCGTGAGGAGCAGTTCGCTTCGACCTTCTTCACCACGGGTGTCTGGGGTAACGAGTTTACTGGTGTTGCTAACGCTGACAATGACACTGTTCCTGAAGTGACCCAGTGGTCGGATTACACTAACGCCACTCCTATTGTGGACGTGACCTTGGCTCGTCGCACGATGCAACTGAAGTCGGGTGGCTTTAAGCCTAACACGATGGTTGTTGGTAAGGAAGTCCGCGACATCCTGATTAACCACCCTTCGATCCTTGCTCGTCTGAATGGCGGCGCTACGATCAGCAACACTGCCCTCATTACCGATGCTAAGCTGGCTGAAATCTTTGAAGTAGAAAACTTCTTTGTTATGGAAGCTGTGAAGAACACTGGTGCTGAAGGTTTGGCAGAAAGCAACGCCTTCATCGGTGGTAAGTCGGCCCTGTTGACCTACACGCCTAGCTCGGCTGGTCTGATGACCCCTGCGGCTGGTTTGACCTTTGCTTGGAACAACATTCCAGGAGTCAGCAACTTGGGTGTGACTGTTGAATCGTTCTCGGACGATGCTCTGAAGCGTCAACAGATCGCTGAGATGATCCAAGTTAAGATGTCCTACGATATGAAAGTTGTGGGCGCTGATCTGGGTGTCTTCTTCAACACCATCGTTGCTTAATCTTAAGCTAACATACTAATGGTTTACCCAAGGTGTAAAAGCCTTGGGTATAACCCAATGATAAAAGAACATAATAGTAATCTCACAAGGATTTGTCCAAATGCACCCTAGCTATCTAGGTTTTCAAATTGATTGGCCCGTATTCGTTAAAGTCCCCTTTGTTGCCGATGGTAAGCAACTTAAGCGTGGTGACCACTTTAACTGGGTTGGTATGCACAATGTAACAGAAGAAAAAGTTGCTACCCTATACGCTGCTGGTTTTATTTACCACAACAGAGAATTAGAAGTCCAGAATAAAGTAGGTGATCGTCTCTCAGAGATGAATGGTCAAAAACTAGCAAGTCTAGTGAACCTGCTTAACGCTGAAGTAAAATCCAGAACTTCTAGCACGACTGAGTTTGAACGCAAGCGTTGTAAAAAGTCTACTCTAGACGACAAACAACGGGCGCTTATTCGTAGGTTCTTGCTATCGAACACTTGGATCACAGAAGATTTTTACCGCATTCGAGATAACCTTCTCGGTGAATAAATAATAGGGGACGACTTTATGGCGTGGACATACAATGCCGCTGATCTAAACAACACCACACCTTCTGGTCGTCTCAATACTGTACGTCTCCTTGTGGGTGACACTGATACCACAGATCAGCAGGTTCAGAATGAAGAAATTACATTCAGCTTAGCTGAGAATAATGACAACACATACCTCTCTGCTGCTTGGATTGCAAGAGCTATTTCTTCTAAGTACTCCCGTCTAGTTACAACTAAGCTAGATGGCGCTCTTAGTGCTAATTACTCTGATCTTGCTAAACAGTACCAAAGCCTTGCTGACCAACTTGAGTACAGAGGTAAGACAGACGGGGCTGCTGTTGGTATCCTTGCTGGTGGCATTACTAAATCTGATGTCGAAGCTGTAAGAGCGAATACTAATCGAATTGAAGGTAGCTTCCGTAGGGATCGTTTCAAGAACCCACCAAGCTACGATACCCCAGAGTATGAATAAGGAGTAGGATATGTCCTTTCGTTCCTACGACCTTCTTAGGTTGGTGAGAGACTTCGGTAAAGAACTCACTCTTAGAAAGAAGACTACTGCTGGTTCCTATAGTCCGTCTACTGGCACTGTAACAGGGTCTTCTACCACAGATTATACATTCAGTGGTTACTTCTTTAACTTCTCTGTTGGCCTGCCCACTAACGATGAACTTCGTAGGGGAACTCGTAGGTGTATTGTCCCTGCCCTTGGTCTTGCTGTTGCCCCTGACGATGGGGATTTGATTGTTGGTCAAGGTGATAATGTAACTATTGTCAAAGTCACTACTGTATTCAATTCTGGTACTGCTGTTTGCTATATCTGTGAGGTCTCTGAGTAATGGCTTCAATACAAGCAACATTCAAAGCAATCAAAGACAAGGTTGAGAACCTTACAGCAGAAAAAATAGAGGCTAGGCTAGAAGAAGTCTCATATTATGCCACTCATACTGCTTTACAAGATGGTGGACTTGGCACTGGGGTTGATACTGGGGCTTATGTTACATCTTTTTCTCTAGGTGCTGCTGGATTTAGTGGTGGCCGAAAAAGAAGTTCTAGGGGTAAGCCTACTAAGCAAGATGCTGCTGCTAAAAAGCAAGAGGGCTACAGTAACTTGTTGTCGGATATTAAAGGGCTTAATATTAAGCAGATGTTATCTCTTGGCAACATAAAGTTTACCCTTCGTAATAGATCACCCCATGCAAGAAAAGTCGAAGATGGCTGGACTAGAAAAGATGGGAGTAAACTAGACGGGTATAATGTCTTCCGTAAGATTAGGAGCAAGTTTAGATAATGGCGAGTGTTTATGATGACATTAGGGCCGCTTTGGAAGTCAGACTAGCTGCTGTTTCGGGTATCCCTGCTATTGCTTACGAGAACGTCTCTTTTAGCCCCACTACAGGCACTCCATTCGTTCAACCTAAGTTTATCCCTACCTCTCGTAGACCTGCTGTAAGGGGCGCTAATCCTCAACAAAGATATGAGGGTGTCTTTACAGTATTCTGCTATGTGCCAGAGGGTAATGGCCCTGCTGCTGCTGACGACCTAGCCGACAAGGTGATTGAAGCCTTCGATGCTACAACTGATATTTCTTTCACTAATGCTGCCTCTGAGACAATCATAGTTTCTATTGACTACGCAGAAAGAGATAATGGCTTCATTGACAACCCTTGGTATTATGTCGCTGTAAATATCGGCTGGTATCTATACAAGTGACGAAAGTCACCTTAAAATAATTCCCCACAGGAGACATTAAAATGCCCTTTTCGCAAGGCTCTCGTTCCAGCCTATCGTTTGTTACAGAAGTAACATTTGGTACTACCCCCGCTGGCAACTTTACTAACCTACCTTTCTCTACCCACTCGCTGAACTTGACCAAAGATCGTGTTGCTGGCAATGACATCCAAGCTGATCGTATGCCTCGTGTTGATCGCCATGGCAATCGTCAAGTAGCTGGTGACATTGTTGTTGACCTACGTGATGGTGTATATGATGACTTCCTAGAATCAGCTATGCTCAATGCTTGGTCTACTAACGTCTTGAAAGTTGGTACTACGCCCAAGTTCTTCTCTATCGAAGATTACGCTGCTGATATTGACCAAGCTCGTTTGTTTACTGGTATGTCGGTCTCGACTATGGGTGTCTCTCTGGCCCCTAACCAGATGGTTACTACCACGTTTGGTATGGTAGGTAAAGACATGACCATCAGTGCTACCCAGAAGACCCAGACAGCCGCTGCCAACAATGCTCCTTTCGATGCTTACTCAGGTGACATTGCCATTGGTAACGTAGGCTCAAGCTCTGCTGTAGCGATTGTAACTGGCCTTGACTTCACTCTGAATAACTCGTTTGCACCTACCTTTGTGATTGGCGACAGTTCTGCCCCATCGCTTGAGTATGGTCGTGCTGAGATTGAAGGTACTATCACTGCTTACTTTGAAGATACGGCTCTGATTAACCGCTTCTTGAATGAAACTGAAACAGAACTTGAAGTCTCTGTGAATGATCCAACTGGAACTAACGCTTACTCGTTCTTGTTCCCACGTATTAAGATTAACAGTGCAGATGTTCCTGTTGATGGCCCAACCAGCCGTATCATCAACCTGTCCTTCGTGGCTTTGTATGATGCAACTGAAAACTCCAACTTGGTCATTACTCGTCCTGCATAGTTTACGTAACCCCTAGCTAGGGAGAGGAAGCGTAGGAGTCGGGTCTTACGCTTCCTCACAAATTACCTAATACAGTAAATAACCCGACAAAACAACTACAAACCCCGACAATTTACCTTAAAGGATAACCCGACTATGGATTTGCTAGACCTGACCCCGAAATCAGAAGAACTTGTTGTTGCCCTTAAGCACCCAGCTACTGGGGAAGTTCTTAAGAATGAAGATGGCAGTGACATGACCATTACAGTATTTGCCCCTTACTCGAAAGAGTATAAAAAAGTCCTGCATGAGATGACCAACAAACGTCTCAAGAAGTTGCAAGGTAAAGGGGCCAAAGAAATTACAGCAGAAGAACTTGATGAAATCTCGCTAGATAGTTTGGCTAAGACGACTAAAGAATGGAATATCACTTTTAGTGGTGAGAAGCCTAAGTTGTCATTGGCTAAAGCTCGTGAGATTTATGAAAGGGTCTTCTGGATCAAGGCTCAAATCGAAGAAGCCTCGGAGGAAGCTCTGGGTTTTATGAAAGCCTAACTTGTGACCTCTGTAATTGGGCTGAACATCAGTTTAAGCTCAATAGACGTGACAAGGATGGCATAACTGAGAGAGAGCATCTTGAGCAAGTAGAAAGGCAGATTGGACGTAGACCTGAAGCATTGGAACCCCCGACAGATTTCCCAATGTTACTAGGACACGTCTGGTCTGCCTTTTTGGCATTGAGCAATAGAAGAAGTATGGGGTTTTCTGGGCCTAACCCAATTACCTTTGAGCAGATAAAAGCGTGGAAAGAATTGACTGAAACACCGATAGATACTTGGGAGATACAAGCAATCATTAGGTTAGATGAGGTCTATATGGGGGTGGCTAATGGCTGATGATATCTTTTTGACTATTGGAGTAGAAACTAAGGGTGTTCTTACTGCCATTAAGACTACAGCAACTTTAAAGAATAATATTGAGAAGCTCATCAAAGCTAAAGATAGAGGTCAGATAGAAGCCGAACAGCTTGATGCAGCTATCGGAAAATTAAAAACTAGTTATGGTAAATACGCAGAACAAGTTGATAGGGTAAAAGAGTCTATTTTAGCTGCTAATAAGGCTCAGAAAGAAGCTGCCGCTGCTGCTAAACAAGCGAAAGAAGAAGATAGGGCTTTTGCACAAGCTCGTAGAGAAGCTATAGCCATTAACAAAGAGTTTAACGAACAGAAGAAACGAGAAGCAGCAGAAACTGCAAGGGCAGCAGCAGAACAAGAGAGACTTAATAGAAAGTTTGTCGAAGGTCATGCGGCTATGGAAATTTACTCTAGGGAGATGAATGACCTTGCAATGGCCCTTAAAGCTGAGATTATCACTAAGGAACAACAAACAGCAGCGACAGCCAGACTAAATCAAGAGATGGCCGCAGGTACTGGTGTGTTCTCTACTTTTGGAAGGGGTGTAAACCAGACTAAAGGTTACACAAACCAATTTGGCCTAGTAACTCAGCAAGTCGGTTATCAATTCGGTGACTTAGCAGTTCAAATCCAATCTGGTACTAACGCCTTTGTTGCTATTGGTCAGCAGATGACCCAGCTTGCAGGTCTAGGCGCGCAGTTATCAAAATCAATGGCCATGATTGGTGTCTTTACTGGCCTTGGTATTGCTATCCCTATCATTACTGGTATTCTTGCCTACATGACTAGGACTAAGGAAGAAACTCAAAAAACTGTAGATGCGTTTAAAGAATTAAGAGATGCCACTGAAGAACTCAGACTAGAAAATATTAAAGCCTTTAACCCTGAGTTCAACAAAACCCTAAATTCAGCGCAAGCAGAGCTTTCAAGACTGACAGTTGCCTACGAAACAGCAGTTATAGCGGCCAGCGAATATGCAGCTACTCAAGAATATATGGGTACAGACCTTACTCCAAACATCGTTCAGGTGGAAAGGATTGCTTCACTACAAGAGCTAGCGGCTAAGGCTGCTGTAGAAAAAGCTAAAGCTGAACTAGTGGCCTACCAACAAGAAGTTGGACTTGCTAAAGCGCGGGAGATGAATAACGCCCGTATTGATGCTCAGAACGAACAAGGTCTTCGTGACCTAGAAGCAAAGAGAGCATTAGGTATCTCTATCTTGTCAACTATCGTTGAGGAGTCTAAAAAGAGGGCTGAAATTGCTAAGAGTATTGGTGAAGCACACCTTGATGCTCTGGGCCTTTCCACTGTAAATATCGAAGGTGGTATCAATAGGGCAGCAGAAGCCGCCAGAGTACTTGCCAACAACTTGGGCATATCCTTAAGTGCTGCTACAAATATGGTCAATCTGGCTGCTAGTGACAGGTTAAAGCAACTTCAATTTGAGTTTTCCGCTGGCGGACAAGCCATGCAAAGATATGGCTCTCGTGGTGCTAATGTTGGTGCAGGTATGCCCATGATTGGGCCAAATGGTATCCCAATGTTACCAAGCACAGGTAATGGCGGTGGTGGTGGCGGGGGTGTTGCTAGTCCAGATGCTCTTGAAGCACTTCTAAAGAGAGTAGAACTTGAGAAAGAACTACTTGGTACATCAGAAGCATATAAAGAGGTTATGCAAGCCATTAAAGGCTCTGATAAAGAATATTCTGATGCAGCTATTCAAGGGGCTGTTGCTCGTCTTGAAGCCATTAACAAAGAAAAAGAAGCTCTGCAACAAATGCAGTCTCTACAGCAAAGCGTGGCTGATACTATCGGTGATGGTCTTATGTCTATTGTAGATGGCACAAAGACTACAAAAGAAGCCTTTAGAGATATGGCACGTGACATTATCAGACAGTTGTACGATGTTCTTGTTGTACAGCGTCTTGTTGGTAATGCACAAAATGGAACTGGTATTGCTGGCTTAATTGGTGGCTTGTTTGCTAATGGTGGTGCTTTTAGTGCTGGTCGTCAAATCCAAGCCTATGCTAATGGTGGTGTTGTTGGTGGCCCTACTTACTTCCCTATGGCTGGTGGTAAAACTGGTCTAATGGGTGAAGCTGGCCCAGAGGCGATCATGCCACTCAAGCGTGGTAGAGGTGGTAAACTTGGTGTTTCTGTCGAGGGTGCTTCTGGTTCTGTTGTTGTCAATAATAATATCAATGTAACTGGTGGCTCTGATCCTGCCGCTATTCGTGCTGAAGTGGCGAAACTTATGCCACAGATTACAAGTGCCACTAAGAGTGCCGTTATTGACGCTCGTAGACGTGGTGGACAAATGAAAGCTGCGTTTGGCTAAGGAAAGATTTTATGGCAATTACTTACCCACTAACACTACCTACTTCTATTGGTATTGCTAACATTACACTCTATGCTAACAATGCCGTTGCAATTAGTCAATCTCCCTTTACTTTCCAACAACAAATTATTCAACATGCTGGTCAAAGGTGGACAGCTTCGGTCTCTATTCCACCAGTACGTAGAGACTTAGCTGAACCTTGGAACGCTTTTCTATTGGCTCTAAAAGGGCCTGTAGGAACCTTCCTCTTGGGAGACCCTAATGCTAAGGCCCCTAGAGGAACAGCCTCTACAGCCACGCTTACAGGGACTGCTGGATCATCTAGCCCTACGATCACTATGACAGGTACTTTGCTGGCTGGTGACTATATTCAGCTTGGCTCTAATGGTACATCAACTCTGCATAAAGTTCTTGTTGATCGAAGTGGTAGCGGGACTATAGAGATTTGGCCTAAACTTCGTTCTTCTGTGACAGATGCCACTGTGACATTAAATAACACTGTTGGCAGGTTCCGCTTGTCTAGTACTCAACAATCATTCAGCATCGACAGTGCCAGCATATATGGTATTAGTTTTGATTGCGTAGAAGCCCTATAAGGTAATCACATGCCAGATAAGAAAATCTCAGAACTTACTCCCCTAACTGGTGCTAATGCTGCTCTAGATGATTTGTTGCCCATTGTAGATACCAGTGCTGTTGAAACAAAGAGCATTACTAGAGGGGAGTTTTTCCTTAATCTGCCTAGTTTTAGTACCATTGATATTAACGGGGGTACTATTGATGGAACACCCATTGGGGCTACCACACCCTCTACAGTAGCTGCGACAACTGGTTCTTTTACAGGCGACCTTTCTGTTGCCGATAAGATCGTTCATACAAGTGACACTGACACTGCTATTCGTTTTCCTGCTGATGATACAGTGACAGTCGAGACAAATGGTCTTGAGCGTGTTAGAGTAGATAGCGCAGGTAATGTTGGTATCGGTAAATCCCCTAGTTCTGTTCTTGATGTTAATGGCCAAGTAACTCGTCTGTTTGCTAATGTAGGCACTAACACTGCTGCACAAGCTCTGGCAACAAACCATGTTAGTCAAGTTACGATCAGTGCAAGCATTACTCTCACGACGACTGTGCCACCCGCAGGAACTACTGCTCGTGTAATTATTGTAACCAGTGGGACTACTTCTAGGACAGTGACTTTTGGTACTGGATTTAAAGCAGTCAGCACTTTAGCAACTGGAACTGTATCTGGACGTAGGTTTGTTATTACTTTTGTGAGCGATGGTACGCAACTGCTTGAGACAAGCCGAACTTTGGCGATAACAGTGTAAACTTATAGGGACGGACAGTATGAGCAGAGATATAGGTATAGTTACAGTTGCAGAACTATCAAAAGAACTCCTCGCACCATTCTTTGCTGTTGAACTTGATTTTGATAGTGGCCCACTTTATCTCTGGTCTGGTTATGGTGATCTGGTCATTGATGATAAAACCTATCTGGGTGCAGGCCAATTCCTAAATATTTCCTCTGTATCAGAAACCACTGAAATGGAAGCTAAAGGGGCAGTTATCACACTGTCTGGAATACCTTCTAGCTTTTTATCTTTAGCTCTGCAAGAGCCTTATCAGGGTAGAGAGTGCCGTATTTATTTTGGCCTTGATCTGACTAGCGAAGGTATCCTACAAGAATCTGGCTCTTTTATCCTTCTAGAGGATGGCAGTCTTTTAGGCCCAGAGGACTCTGGTATAAGTCTGACAGAGATTTTCTCTGGTGAACTCGACCAGATGAATATAGAAGAAAATGCCGATACAGCTAGTGTCTCTGTTACTGCCGAAAACGTCTTAGTTAAACTTGAACGTCCAGTTATTAGGCGATTAACAAATGAAGATCAAAAGTCTAGGTTCCCCAGTGATCGTGGACTGGAGTTTGTTGCATCATTACAAGACAGAGAAATTTTCTGGGGAAAGGCTGCTCCAAAGTGATAATCTACCAACAAGAATCCCTCGTTACAGTTAAGGCAGATATTATTCCTTTGCTAGAAAAGCATTGGGAAGAAGTCGCCATCAATAAAGAGAAGATCAAACTAAACCCTGATTGGGATGCGTATGCTAACCTAGAAGATTCTGGCGTACTTAAGATATTTACTGCTAGAAACGAAGGTAAACTTATAGGGTACTTTGTTGTCTTTGTTAAACCTCACATTCACTATAAAGACCATTTATTTTGTTACAATGACCTTATTTTTATAGATGAAGAATATCGTAAAGGTTTCACTAGCCCTAGGCTTATCAAGTTTGCTGAAAAATGCCTAAAGGCAGATGGTGTTGAAGTTATGATTGTGAACACTAAAACTCATAAACCTTTTGATTCCTTGTTGGTTTGGCTAGGATATAAGCATATAGAAAATCTTTACTCAAAGGTGTTGTAATGGCGATTTCGGTCTTAGGCTCCTTTTTATCGACTGTTGTGACAGCTTTTACTGGTGGTACACTGGTATTAGGTTCTGTTGTTAGTCACTTTCTAGTTACAACAGCACTGGGGGCCGCCCTTAATGCTCTAACACCAAAACCTAATAATAGGGGAGCAGGGGCTACTAGTGGCGGCTATAGTATTCAAGGTGCATTTGGTGCAGCCTTAGATCATCAAATTATCTATGGTCAAACTAGGGTTGGCGGCGCTCGTATCTATGATTGCACTACAGGTACTACACCGACAAACAAGTTTTTACATAGGATTCTTGTTTTTGCTGGGCATGAAATTGATAGCTACGTACAAATATATATAAATGAAGACCTTGTGACCCTAGATAGGTCTGGCAACGTAACATCCCCTTCTCGTTACAAGGGACTAGTTCGCATTAAGAGGTATTTGGGAACCTCTACTCAAACAGCAGACGCACAACTTATCTCTGAAACAGCCAGTTTAGCTTTTAGTAAAGGTAAGTGGACAACTAACCACAGATTACAGGGATTAGCTTATCTTTATGTTCGTTTTACATACGATGAGGACTCTTTTCCAAGTGGTGTCCCCACAATATCTGCTGTTATTCGTGGTAAGAAAGTTTACGATCCTGCGACAACTACGACAGCTTGGAGTGATAATCCAGCGCTTTGTATCAGAGACTACTTAACATCTGTTTATGGGTTAGACCAACCACAAAGTAGGATAGACGACGATCTGGTTAATGCTGCTGTGGCTATTTGTAATCAAACTGTCGAAGGTGAGAAACGCTATACTTGTAACGGCTCCTTTACTACAGACGCTGCACCAGAAGCTATCTTAAATGATTTATTGACTAGCATGGGTGGCTTGCTTTGGTATGGTCAAGGTAAATGGCGAATGAAAGCCTCATCTTGGACAACCCCAACTGGATCTTTTGATGAAAATGACTTA